ATCCTATCGGCACCGAAACGAGATGCCGGCGGGAACGCGTTCGGGAGCGTTTGCCCGACTTGCGTATAGAGGGCCTGCTGCGCCGATAGGATCGTGTCGCTGAGCCCATCGGTAAAGGTGAGCACGCTACCGCCCGAATCAATGACGGCAGCCAGGAAGAACGTCTGCCCGTTTGCCAGCGTCCGATAGATCTCGATCGTCGTGGTGGGGCGAGCCGTGAGGCCCAGGCTGAGCACGCTAACCGCGACCTGGTTCTGAACGCCCGTGAGTGTCACCTTGACGGGAGCCGCAACGCCTGAAACCTCCAGCCGGCCGTTGCTGTTTCGGGATTTGTAGACCGCGCTGTAGTAGTAGTCCCCGAGCGACATGGCTCCCGCGCCATTGCCAGCGGCGAGCGTCGTGATAGTCGGCACATGCACGAAGCCCTCTTCGATCGTGCCCCGATCGTCGATGCGAGTGAGCGCGCCGAGGGGTAGAAACACGCTGCTATCAGCGTACAGTGCGCCGCACGAACGACGCTCAGGGGGCTGCGAGTAGTGCCGAGCCTGGAGGATGCGAAAGTCGTGGCCAGTCGTGATCGCCGATGCCACTGCGTACTGCGTGGGCACGGGTACCGCGTAAACGGCCGACGTTCCGAGCTGCGCCACGCTCGGCACACCGATGAGATCGAGCTCAGTAAAACCTTGCCCTCGTGAAACGAGGTAATCCTGAACCGACATCTCGATGGGGCACGAGATCGCTCCGTTCACGAAAGGCGCAGGCGCAGGCAGCTGCAACAGGGTCGCATAGCTTGCGCCGTTCGTTTCTGTCTTCGTCCAGATGTAGACCTTCGATCCGATCGTGAACGGGTTAGAGATCGGATAGGCGCAGCTCTGCCCGAGCTGAGGATCCAGTGTCACGCCCGCGGCGCTCACATCGCGGAACTGGAAGGAGCCGATGCCCGCGACAACACTCGAGCCATAGACGACGCGCACGCCTCCAGCCGGCAAGAGCGCCATCAGCGGCTTTTTAATTGGCGCAGAGCTCGAAATCCCTGCCGTACCAATGAGGCCGGCCAGGTTCGCGCTATACACGAGCACATTGGTGCCGCCGGCCCCGTTCGCATATCCCACGTAGATCAGGCCCCCGACCGAGCTTGCACCGGCCGGAGCCCCGACGACGCTGATCGTTTTGATCGGGTTGCCTCCCGAATCGGTAACGGCTTGCGTATTGGTGACCACGAGGGCCGTGGTCACGAGCTTGACGGTGGAGCCCCCGACCGAGCTCGTTGCGGCCGAGGCCACCAGGAACCTCGTCGTGGTGTAGGGGCTCGCGTCGTATTGGTGCCCGAGTATCGCGGCCACGATCGTCACATCAGCCGTCCATGCTGCACCGATGCCGCTCAGGGTTCGGCCGTTAACCGAGACAGCCCCGCCCCCGACCGAAACAACATAGGTGAGCACCAGCGTGCCACCGACTAGGATGAGTTTCGGATAAGAAAGGCCCCCGGTGCCGCTCGATGCTGGCGTGAAGAAATCGTTTGCCCGGATCAGCGTCTGATCGCTCGGATCGGTTGCTACTACTCGCAGCTTGCGATCGTTAGGGGCGACGATGTCCACATAGCTGATAACCGTCCAGAGGTAGCCGAACGCAAAGCACGAGGCGCAGGGCGTTGCAGTCTGGTTCTTCAGCGACTCCTGAGGGACGGGAAAGTAGGATGTGTCCGGCTGCCAGCCGCTCGCAGCTCCCGCAACGCGCTGCAATGCCGATGGCGTCGAGGGAGGCACCACGAAGCTGTCGGCCGTCTGATCGTAAACGCTGCTGCGATCGTCTACGAGCGCGAAGCAAGTGAGGGCCGTACCCTTGCCCCCGCCCATCGCTCGAATGTTACCGGTACCCGTGCCGAGGTTCGCTGTGCTGAGGGCCGTGTGACCGAAGCGCTTGCCCCACCGGGCCCCCTTCCGGAGGCGCATGTTGCGCAAAGAGATCAGCTGAGGCGCAGGCAGAACCGCGGCCTCGATGCCCTGGTTCTGGCCGGTCGTGAGCAGGATATCGTCTACGCGGTTCCCTGCCATTAGGCCCACCAATCCGCGCCGTCGAAGTAGATCCAGCGTAGCCCCACGAGGGTTAGGCCGATGCCCGTAACGGCGTTCAGACGGCGCGCTACGGGGCCGTTCATGCCGCTAGGCCTCACGGCCACACTGTTGGCAGCGAAGCGCTTCACGACCGCGAGCCAGCCGGGCGACGGCGATTTGCCAGGCGGGGCCGATAGCGTGACAACGACGTTACCGCTGCCCGAATCGCACAGCGCCATTTGACCCACGAGTAGAGTGGACGCGATTGGCGTCGTGGGCATGAACACGCGAGGCTCTAGCTGAGGAAGGAAGGTTGCCCGGATGTCTTTCGTTTCCTGATCGACGGCATCCTGAAAACGATCGAGCTGCTCACTGAGACGAAGCGGATCGCCCGTCTGGAAATTGCCGATCGTCTTCACGGAAAGAATCGACCGCGGTATCCGCCCTCGGGGAACGTCTCTCGCACCTGGCTCGGGTGCTCCGCTGCCCGCTCGGTCACCATATCGATCACGCGCTGCCGCTCGGTCGCATACAGGTTCGCGAGGGCCCCGCTGTCACGCTGAGCGATGGCGCACATATCGATCGCGGTACGAAGCGCGATCATCCGTTCCCAGCCGTTGATCCCGTCAAAGCCGCCCTCGGTCAGATCGGCGAACACTGGCAGATATTGGATCCGCAACGTGCACTCGCTCGTGGGCACCGGCAGAAGCTCGATCACGTCTTGCCCACGCAGGCGAAAGGCTTTGCAGTTGCGTCGGGCCCACTGAAGCCCGTTCAAGTAGCGCACCCGATCACGGATCGCTGAATAGGCCGGCACATCTTCGACGTCTTGCGGGCCCCATAGGATCGTGACGGCAAAGATCTCGTAAAAGTTCGGGGGCAGATCATAGCGCTCTTGCCCGGCGATCGTCGTGATGTCGGTTTCGTCGATGTAGTGCTCGTGGCCTCGAGCGCTCACGATTAGATCGTAGAACTCGCCGCACGCGAGGTTCACTAATCGCAACGCCTGATCAGGCGTGACAAATGCGCTCGGACCCGGCACCTGCGCCGCGTACAGATAAGCATCGGCCACGATCTGATCATGCGTTACGATCTTGCTCATTACTCTTCTCCAGCCTCGTGGCAGGCCGCTACGATGCGCTCCATCGCGTCATAGAGGCCCTTTGCGTCCTTCGCTTCGATTGCGTCGATCGCATCTTGTGCCGCGCGTTCCCCCACGTCCCCTTCGGAACTTGCGGGTGCCGCTTCGGTGTCGTCGCCCTCGTCTTTCGGATCGCCCTTGCCGAGGATCGCCAGGATGCCGCTAGGCTTTGCCATTGCCATTAGGCCCCCGAATCTTCGAACACGAGATCGATGTCGATGTGAGTGTCACTGTCGACCGTTGCCGGATCGGCGTTACCTGCGCCGGCTTTGGACTTCACGATCAGCGAAACGGGCGTGCTAGTGCCAACGCCCATGATCGCTCCACCCTGCGCACCGAGGACCGCTGCGTCATCAGACGAAGAGGCCGAAAAGTGAGCCGAGCAGAGCTTTGCATAGGTGTCCTCGAGCGTGATCAGGAACTTGCCAGCGGCCAGCCGTGTCACGCTCGCAACGCCTCGAGCAACGCCAGTTCCGCCCCCGCCGACGGCGATCGGAGTCGCCCAGGCTGGGGCAGAGGCCGGGCCCGCTACGAGCCTAAACGAGAGCTGTTTCTCGTTTAGGCCGAACGTGCGCCGGCTGTGCAGGCTGAGGGTACGCGAGGCCATTAGCCCTGCTTTCGCAAGCGCAGCACAAAGGCCGCGATGGGCACCACGATCCCGCTGCCGTTCTTCGTGATCGAGAAAAACACGCTACCGCCCGGGGGGACGATCGCATTTGCGGGCGTGCGCTGCGTGAACGCTTTCGCGATGCCGGCTAGGAAGCTGCCAGCGTCCGATAGCCACGAGCTCACGGCCAGAGCGATCTGAGGCGTGCCACCGTTGCCGTCGTCGGCGAGGATGTTGATCGTCGCATAGTTCGAGGCGTTGCCGACGATGCCCGAGCCGAAGGCCACGACCTTCCCGCCCACGATCTGCACGTTGCAATCGTAGGGATTAACCCACACGAAAGTAACGGGCGTGACGTTGCCGGGGCCGCCATCAGGATCGGTTTTCTTGTACAGGACCCAGTCATCGAAGAGCTGGAAAGCGGTTTGCTCGCCACCCTCATCGAGGCACTCGGTCCCGCCGACTTTGGAGAGTACGTTTGTAATTCCCATTTGATCCTCCGGTTACCAGACGAAGATCACGGCATTGCCGGGATTGTCCTGAAACAGGTTTCCGTAGCTACCGATCCGACCCTGGTAGGCGTCATCGTCGGCCGCTCGCACGAGTTTGCCGATCCCGTCTTCGTTGAGCATCATCGGCGCGTCGCCGGCAGTGCGCAGCGTGATCTGATCGGTATCCACGCCCCACGCAGCGCCGCGCGGAACGTCCACCTCGCTCACGATCTGGATCGTGCCCGTGGCCCCGTAGACCTCGAGAGCAGTAAAGCCCATACCGGCCTGCTTCGCGGTTACCTGGATCTCGCGCTTGCTGCCCATCTCTTTTACGAGATCGCGATAGTCGAGGGGGTTCATGAAACATTGATTGATCGTGATGCCGTTGATCTGAGCCTCGGCAGTGCCATCGATCAGCGTTTCCTCCTTCGGCTTTCCGCCACCGTTCACGCGCGCGCCAGTCACGCGAGTGACGTCAGTCGTGCTACGATCGAGGCCGAAGAACGAATCGCCGGCCGTGGGCGCCAGGATCGGATTCCAGCCTCGCATGCCCGTCATTGCTTGCGCGTAGTCGCCTCGGCGAAACACGAAGGTGTTGACCGTGATGCCGGTAACCGTGTTCAGGTTACCGCTCATCGTGAGCGTTCCCGTGTCGCGGTTGATGGCGAGGATCGTGAGCCTGTCCGGAGCGCCGAGCCGGCCAGCAGGGGAAGCCGCCGATCCGTCATCGATCGCGAATTCGAGCTGCATACCCACCTCGAAGCCCACGACATCGGGACGCGACCGGAGGATCAACAGATTCCCGGTGAGTACCGTCGTCGTCGCCAGCTGCCCGAGTGCCCCGCCACCGTTGCCCCAAAGCTTACGGGCAACCGATCGGCCGTAGGCGTAGCGGGCTTTATCGGCCTGCTGTTTCACGGCCTCGACCATCGCGTTCGCGTTGCCCTTCGAGCGGGCGATCAGATCGCCCTGCAGCGAAAAAACCTGGTATTCCTTGCGATGAGTGACGAAGAAGCGAACCTCTTTCGTCGCATCCTGCGCTGCCAGCGCATCGGCAAAGTTCGAAGAACCGCCGGCAGTTGGACCGACCGTGACGTTCACGTAGCGGCCCTCGGATCCGAAGTTCGTATCGCTATTGATCATTGCGGCGAACCGACTCGCTTTGTAAAGCGGATCGGCCACCTTCGAGCCCCAAAGCCGCTTCAGCAGCGGGAGCTGGTTCGTTGTATTTGCAGACGCCATGAGAAAGCCTTTCGGCCCGAGCGCCCTGCTATCCGAATAGGGACTGCAGGAACGTCGGATCGCTTGCGAGCTCTTGAACGCGCTCGGCTTCGGTCATTTCTCTGACCTGCCCTTGCGCCGTTGCGAGCCCTGGGTTGAGTGACCTACCCGGCGATCTCGGCGTCGGTTGCACAGGCTTTGGCGGGTGAGTGCCGGAGGGTCCTGAGCCTCCCGCTGCTGGTGCAGCGGCCGCGGGCTGGGCCGCGGTTTGATGATAGGGGGCGAGCTCTTGGTTCACTCGCGCGTAAGCCTGTTGCCACGTGATGGGCCGCCCGGCTTCGTGGGCTTCGACGATCATAGTCGTGAGGTAATCAGCCACCTCGGCGGGCTTCTGCGCTGCAAACTGAGCAAGCGCGGGATAGGTGGCAGCATCGGTCGCGCCCTGCACGAGGCGAACCTTTTGCTCGTGCAATTGCTGCCGCTGCCCATGCTCGTGCGCTTGCGCGCGTTCGGCCTCGCGCTCTTGCCTGAGCTGCCGGATCTCGTCGCGAAGCTCAGCCACTTCGGGGGCCGGCGCTTTTCGTCCGCCGCTCGCAGCGCTGATCGCGATCTCTTCCCAGGCCTTGAGCCCGTCCTTGCGCGATAGCCTGCCGAGGGCCTCTAGCTTCTGCTCGGCCGTACCCTGTTGCAAAAGCCCGATGTCGGCCTGCACGGCTTGCACGAACGCACGCGATTGCCCGAGCTCGACTTTCCAGCGCTCGACCGAGTTTTTGAGTGAGTGCTCGCGCTTCGCTAGCTTGAGATAGGCGCGGTCGTGGGCCTGCTGTTTCTCGCGTAGGAAGGCCTGGGCTTTCTCGATGCCACCCGGGGCCGCTAGGGCCTCGGCGCTGAGCGGATCGACGGCAGCGGCGGCAGGGGCAGCAGGATCGGGGGCGACTGGCGCAGGCTCGGCAGCAGGCTCGGCGCTGGGCGTTTCGTCGGGCGGGGCGAGGCTATCGAGGGCTTCGCTGAGCCCGATCGGCTCGGGTGCCACCGGTGCAGCAGCGGCCGCTACGGGGGCAGCAGCAGCACCCGCGACCTGCGCCGAGGCCACTAGGCAGCCATGGGAGCCGTGCCGGCAATGGGGGGAGCAGCAGGGTTACCAGGGGGCGGGGGCGGAGCTCCACCTCCGGGGCCTTGGGGCAGTGTGCCGGCGGCAGCTTGCGCCGCTTGGTTCGTCGCTTGGAGGTTCATCTTGTTGCACATTTCCCAGAACTCGATCAGCCGGTCCCAGACGTCTTCTTTCACGCCGTCGGCTTCGAGTTTGTTGATCCGTTGCTTCGCGAGGCTCATCGCTAGCGGCAGGTTCAGGTAAGCGTGCGGCGTGGCTGCTGCCATGTCGCCTCGGATCGCTGCATCGAGCTTGTGCAGGATGTTGAGCTCTTCGGCGTTTGCGTCGCCCGTCACGCTCTCGATGTCGGGGAACTCCATCAGCGCGCGGCCCTCGCCGACAGTCAGTAGGCCGCTCTGGACGTAGTCCATGATCCGGCTCGTCTTCGCGCCTGGCGTTTGCGGCAGGAGGTTCGTCGCCCAGATCTTGAGATGGTATTTCTCAGCCCCGAGATCGACGTTCTTCCACTTGATGCGTTGCAGATCCTTTGCCTCGCCGAAGATGATCTCGAAGTCCGGGTTACGCTCGGCCAGCATGCGCAGGCCGTCGACCATGATGCGCGCTGAGTCGAGGTGGAATTGCTCCCAGCTGCGAAAGCTCGGGGTGTGCCGGATGCTCTCAGCGTCGCCCAAGTATTGAAGGGCCGGGGCATGCTCGATGCCCGCGGGCTTCTGCGCTGAAATGCTCAGCTCGCTGAGGCCCACCTGCTTTTCAGCCCAGGCGATCAGCTTATCGATCTGGTTCAGGAACTCAGCAGGGACGCTGTTCGGATTGTAGCAATACACCGATTGCGACGGGCTGACGCTACTCTCGAGGATATCGGCCCAGCCGTTCGTGAGCTTCGACTTGTTCAACTTCGCGCGGCGATCGATGATCAGACGCGGGACCGAGTGCAGGTTCATGATCCCGTCCACCCGGATGTTCATCCGAGTGATCGCGAGCTGAGCGCCTGCCAGCGTTTCGGGGATGCCGCGCGACCAAAAACCGTCGGGGTTCTTCTGCGGTTTGAAGAACGCGATCGGGAAATACGCAAAGGGCCAGGGCTCATCGCTCAGCACGAGCCCGCCCGCGATCCCGTCGATACAGATCACATGGCGCCCATCGTGGCCTGGGTCGAGCTCGGGATCGAACGTGCCCTCTTCATTGATCCCGAAGCTCTTCGGCTCTTTCAGATCCACTCGCCCGCTCGGCAAGTGCCACCACTCGAACGCCTCGATCAGATCGGAAACGGTGCCCGCTTCGGTCATGTCGGGGCCGAGTAGGTCGGGCGTTGCCGGGGGAGCGCCGCGCACGGCCTCGCGTGCTTCCTCATCGCCCTCGCCGCTGAAGAAATTGATCAGCGAGTCGCGCGGCACCAGCATGCGATGCCCCATCTGCCGAGGCTTTCCTAAGCGGGCCTCGCGCTCGGGCACCAGGATCTCGTGAGCGAAGACGCGCTCGCCGATGATGCGATTGTTCGCATAGTCGACGCAGAATTTCATGCAGCCGGCATCGAACAAGTTCCCATCGCGGCAGACTCCGGCTCCTTCGTCCGCATACATGCCGCACTGATCAAACGCGGCCTCGACCGCGCGCTGCATGCCCTTTGCTTTTTCTTGCAGCTCGGGATCGCCGGCATCCGTGAGAAACATCGGGCGCACTTTGTTGCGAACGATGTGAGCGGTCTTCGTGTCGACGCACGCCTGTACCACGTTGTAGCCGGGGGGCTCGATCGAGGGCAGGCCGTAACCGTGCAGATCGACCGATGATGCCGAATTGCCGCGTAGCGAGTGACGATCGTTGCCGAAGTACAGGCAGAGGGCGTCTTCGGCGAGTGACTGGCGCTCAGCGCCCGAATGATGCCAGAGCGTTTTGCTGAGCCGCACGAGCTCTAACGCGGGGTTCTCCGGGCGTGAGGTATCGCTCACCGGATCGTAGATCGTGTTACCCCGATCCCACCATTTGGGCGATCGCCCGCTCGGGACGTTCACGCTACGGATCGGCCGCGATTCGCGAGACGGAGGGCAGCAGCAGACACGGCGTTATCAGCCGGGGGCGCGAGGGTATCGGCATCGCCCTCCGCCGCTTCGGTGAGCTCTTCTGCGAGCGAAGGCTCGAAATCAAAGGCCAGATCGCCCCATTCAAACCGGCGCACACCAAGCTTTCGGAGGGCTGCTCCCAGCTCGATCACGGCACCCGGAGTCAACGGTTCGACCGGCACGGATCGGAGAACTGCCCGATCGTGTCACGATTGTCAAACTTCGTGCTACGCGCCCAGGGCTAGAGCCCGCTCAGCCGGCGAGTGACCTGGGTCCAATGATCGCCGGAATTCTGCAGGTTTATGCGCTCCCGGGCCCGCTCGAGATCATCCTGCCGCTCAGCCTCGGGGGCCTCGGGAATGTCGGGCGGTTCTTGCAGCGCTAGCGATAGGGAGGGTACGTAGTCGCAGTGTCGGCCATCGCCCGAGCGGGGCAGCACGAGGGTCACGCCGTTCTGGCTCACGCGCTTGCGTGCGGCTTTCAGGTCCTGCGCTAGCTGGCGATCGGGGGGCAATTCGAGGCGTTTATCGCTCAGGATCTGCGCCACGCGTTCGACCATTTCGAGCCTGTTTTCGCTCGTGATCTTCACTTCGAAGAGCGTGAGCCCCTGCACCTCGGCAAATTCCCCGATCGTATCGAAATTGTGCTGATCGCTAAGGACCGTGTCGATGCCGTAGCTTTCGCAGATCTCGCCTATTTCTCGCAGGATCTCGCTGGCTTTCAGGGGCTGGGCTTTGCTGCCGATCCACTGCCGCGCCAGGGCCACCGAATACAGGGGCTGCGCGCCACCTGGGCCGCCGATGCCCGTGCACTCGACGATCACTAGCGTCCAGGCGTTGCCGCGAAATGCCGGGTCCATCGCTGCCGTATAGTGGTGCAGCTTCACGGGAGGCCGAGTAACAGGGCCCTCGCGCGTGGCGGCTTCGATCTCGACGGATGCGAAGATCCCGTTCTCCATGTCGGCGAATTCGGCCAGCACGTTTGTGCGGTAGCGCGTGGGGTTTGTGCGCTTCAAATGAGCGCAGCGCTTTTTGGTCCAGTAAACCGGGTTCATCGCAGGCCCCGGCGCGCGCACGATCACTACTTCCCGGCTCGGCTTTCCGAAGTAAGCCGCAACTAGGTCGAATACGGGCCCGAACGGTGCCCAGGGCGAGCCGATCATCAGGATCTGTCCCCCTGGCAGCACGCGGCCGGCGATCGCTCCTAGGGCCTCGTCGAGGTTCTTTTTCGCATCGGAAACGCCTGCCATCAGCGGCGCTTCGTCGAAGATCACGGCCGGCATCCAGCGAGCCACGAGGGTCGATCCACTCTTCGCGAGTGGCGTCGTGCACACCTCGATCGATCGCCCCGAGGGGTGACGAAGCCAGAAGCTCTCAGCCGTGGGCTCGCCGACTAGGAGCGCACGAAGGTGTGGGCTATTCTGGATCGGCCCCAGCATATGCGCGAAGACGGCGCGGGCCTTGTCCTTGTCGACCGAGACGATCGGGATCCTGAGCTCATCGCCGGCTGACAAATAGGGGACGTTCAGATCAACGGTCTGCGAGATCTGGATCGCTTTGGCCGCTGCGATCATCGATTTCGCGGTTCGAATTGCCGCTAGGATCACGAGCTTTTCGGGCGCTACCTCGGGCGGCTTCGTGCCCCCGAAAGCAGCCTGCACCTCATCGTGCTGCCAGAGATCGCCGATCGGCAGGCCATCGCTCACGCGGCAGATCGCGCGCTGAAGCGGGCTTGCCGTGCGTAGCCCGAACGCCCGCGGGCTCGTTAGCACCGACTCGAGCGGCAGCGCCTGCGAGGGCGTTAGGCTAGCAGGGCCCTTTTGAAGCACAGTCGCAGTCGTGCAGATATGCGATAGGACAACCGGAACCTCTGGAGCGTGCTCATACGAAACCGATCCTCACTCTTCTTCAAATAGTGCTGCATTGCCTTGAGCTTGTCGGGCGGGGCTTTCTCAACGTCGGCCATCATCCGTACAAACTCCCAGCCAGGGATCCGGCTATCAGCGCGCTCACGCTTCTTCGTGATCTTCGCCCGCTTCTCGCGATTCGCTTTGTTCGTCTGCTCGGCTCGCTTGTCGTTGGCCACCTTCCAGCGTTCGAGCTGCATGGCCTTCTTTCGCTCAGGCGGGAGCGGATCGTTTAAGCCCAGCCGATCGGCGAGTCGCTTCAGCGTGGCCGCCCTCAAATACAGGCCCTTCGTACCGTGGTGGGCCACTCATGACTCCAGCCGTTCGAGGTACTTCACGCGGGCCGCGAATAGGCGAGAGATCACGATGTCGATCATCCCTCGGCCCATATCCACTACGCCTCGCCTTGCCGCCTCCTGGAAGCTGTCTTCGTAGCTGATCAGCACCTCGAAGGGCCGGCCGTCCTTGTCCTTGAACTTGCAGATAAACCCCTGGCCGTGGCCATCGAGGCTCACGCCCTTGCAGTGGAAGCCGTGCGCGTTGCCTCGCAGGTGCTGGCCTAAGCCGAGCCTGAACACATTGGCGAATCGTTCGAGCTTCTCTCGCAGATCGGGATCGATCGCACTAGCGCGCCCCTGCGTGCTCGACACCTCGTCAAATACATCCTGGAAGTGCTTCTCACCCTCACCCTTAGCAATGTCCTCGTTCACTTCTTTCGCGATGTTATCGAGATCCGGATCGTCGCTGTCGCCAGGCGCTTTCACTTCTTCCCTCCGAAGAGTTTCTCCTCGGGGATCGGGTAGCCGTTGCGGCAGTTCGCGTAAGGGATCCAGATCAGCGATCCGCCTCGATCGCGATCCTGCGTGCATAGGACGCCACCTAGTTCAGGGTGCAGCTCGATCGTCCAGCCCCCCTCTTTGGTGAACATGCTTTGAGTCGAGCCCGCTACGTGGGCCATGTCTTTCAGGTGCAATTTGCTGAGCAGCATTTAGGGGTCCTCGTTTTCTTCCGAGCTTTCAACGATCGGATCATCAGCAGGCTCGGCACTAGCGCCGGGCCAGGGGTCATCGCTCGAGATCCGTCCGATCCCGTCGGGCTCATTGCCGAAACCACGCGATCCTTTCGGCGCTCGGCGCTCGGGCTCGGTGAGGGCGTGAGCGAGGCCCCGGCCTGCTGCTAGGTGATTGGCCTCCCTTCGCAGCGCGCCCTCGCGTGCGGCGATCTCCATCGCGGCAGCCTCCATCCCTTTGCCCAGCACGTTCAGTTTGTGGGCTTTGATCAGCAGATCGGGATCGTTGGCCTCGGCCCCTAGCCCTCGGATGTAGTCGGCATCGGCGAACGCAGCGGCGGCTTTCTCGAGCAGCGTGCAAACGCCGGCTGAGGCGTAGCCGTGAAACGCTACGTACTCACGCAGGCGATGGCGGAACCAGTCCGAGCGGTAAGCCTTATCGATCGGCTTCCAGAGCTCGGGGGCGCGCTCGTGCAGCCTATCGAGGGCCGCGCGTCCGTGCTTCGTGGATACGTATTTCGGGGGGCTGGCAAGCGGGGGCAGGCGCCTAAAGCCAGGCAGGGCAGTTCCTGTCGGGCGTGCCATTAGCGCACGCCCAGGGGCTCAGGCGCCCAGCTCTCAGGGCCGAAGCACGCGAGGCCGTCACGCACGGCGAGACAGCGCCCAGGGGGGCAATTGAGCTTACAGTGACGATCCTCGCTCGGGGCAACGATCCGGACCGGGATCCCGTGCGCTACGCCTCGCCGAATCATGTCCTGCGTCCCCCTCGAGCGGCCATCCCAGAAGGCTAATAGCAAATCAGCACCGAGCTCAGCCATCGCCTCGTTACGCTCGGGGCCTGCTGCGTTCCCTTTGCCCTGCCAGTCTGCAGGATGCGCCTCGACGGGCACCAGGCCCACGCCCCACGCCCTCGCGATCGAATCGGCCCCCGTGGGGCAGGCGCCATGCACGAGCGTGAAGGGCCCGCGGGTATCCAGGAGATCGTCCAGCACTCGGCGGATCGTCTCGTAGTCGCGCCAGTCACGGGAGCCGCAAACGATGATGCGAGTCACGGGGTCACCAGGTAGCCGGGCATCACTCGCCAAGCCTTGCGGGCCCATTGCACATAGAAGCCCTGGCACTCCTTCGATCGCAGGTAGCCGATCCAGAGACGCCTGCCAAAAAGGAGCAAGCCGCAGACCGACGAATCGCCCGACGAGTAACGGCAGATCATGTGCCCCCGAGTGGCGCATAGATCGACCCGTAGCGCCCGAGCCGATACTGATAGCCATCGAGGGCCAGCTGCACATCCTCGACGCCTGCCCGGCCCTCAGCAGCCGCAAGCGCGAGATCCCAGATCAACCGGTCCTGGGCGAGCAGTGCACGCAGATCGGGGATACGCAGGTCGATCGGTGGAGCCCATAGAAACGAGTACGCCCGCAACGGTGGCACGATCGCAACAGCCCCGAGGCCAGCTAGGAAGGCTCGCCGGTTCACTGCTGCCCCACGATCCAGCGCCACGCCCAAAGCAGCGAAGCGCATACGGCAAGGGCTACAACGAAGGTAGCAAAGCTCTCGCCCAGCCCCGCTAGAAACGCCCTCGTGTAGCGGTTCATGTGCCGCCCTCGGTTGCTTTCCCTGCGAGCGGCGGAACAGGTGGCGAGGTGACAGGCTGCCGGAAACACCAAGCAGCACTCTTCGCGCGCCCACGAGCAACCGAGCGATCCGAGCGCGCTACGGGGTCCAGGCTAGCACGATCAGTCACCATCGGGCCTCCAGCCGCACTTGAGACAGCGCCGCGAATCAACAAACTTGTGATCGCAGGGCTTAGGCGGCTTGCCGTTTACAGCCCCGCAGTCCTCGCACACCTCATCGCCAGTCGCCCGATCGATCGATACCGAGCTGTGCACGCAATCAGCTCCGCTCTCATCTTCATCACTCACTCAGCCTCCGATCTACCCGTAAGGGTTACGTCGCCACCGATCAGATCTCTGCTTAAGAGAGAAAGAGTTACTCGAAGCGAGATCTTCGATCTCCCTTCTTCGAACATGCTCAAAGCAGGAGAATGTAAGAAGAGAAGAGAATGTACAAACTGCGATCATCCCAGCAGTCTCGGTGCCCCTGGCGGGGCCCCGCGACCCTCCCCCTACCGGGGGGCATCCAGGGGGATCCAGGCCCTCAGTGAGCAGACGGGGCTACGGCGGGGACCACCGTACCCCCCTCCAGGCTGCTATCATCCTACCACCCACCGATGACCCTATGCTGCCAGCATGGGATCGGCCCTCACTTCGTGAGAGCCTACAGCTAACGCACTTACAGGTCCCCGATAGCAGCACGTTGTGCTACAATCGGTGCCCGATAGCAGCCCCGCCGCTTACAGCGTCGGTGCTCAAGACAGCCACTCCGCCTGTCGGCAGAGCGTCTGGAGAATGCTGCAAGCGAGCGCGCGAGGGATCTCCGGGATATACCCCTGGGATAATCCTGTCAAGATTGCATTTTTAGAGCCATCTCACTTTGAGACGGTCGCGCATAGACCAATCCGATAGTGTTG